GGGATACCTAATTTCTAGCACTGCCAATTTTGGCGTGTTTTTTGGTTCTGGTGCGCCGACACTTTCAGCCGCAAAGGGTTCTCTCTACCTTCGTTCTGATGGCAGCACGACTAACGACAGAGCCTACATCAACACCAACGGGTCTACCACGTGGACCGCGCTTACTACTGCTGCCTAGCCATGCTTTGTTCCTGCACCACATGGGAGCAGATCAGCGAACCCGTCCCGATGCGATGGGTGAAAACTGATACCTCGGTTATTCGCTCGATGCCAGGCTGCGAGAAGTTTGACGCCATTGCTTGCGCGGTGACGTTTGAGCGGCATTGCGTGGTGCTTGCAACGACCAAATACGCAGATACCCCTCAATGGGTGAAGGATCACGAGGCGAAACATTGTTCTGGGTATTCGCACCCATGACCCGCACCCTAACCCTCATTGTCTGCCTGCTAGTTGCATCTTGCAGCAGCGTCCCGTCACACGTGACCACTGGTGAGCGTGTTCCCGCACCTTGGGGCCATGTGCTGCTGTGCAACGGCCCTGACGCTGGCGTGGAGTGCGGCAAATGAACTTGGACGACCTGGCCGAAGTCAATTACCGCATCAACCAGTGTCCGTACAAACCGGATCCGCCGACCTTTGATGACTGGCGTCCCGGCCCTGATGGGTGCCCGAGGGACTGTGATTCCTACGCTGTAGGCAAGATTCGCGCCCTTTACAAACGGGGATGGCCTATTTCTGCGATGCGGCTTGCCGTGTGTACCGTCGATGGCGGTGGTCATTGCGTGGCGATTGTGGCGACGGACAAAGGGGATCTGGTGCTGAGTAACGGCTTCGATGATCCCTTCCCCGTTGCCGACATGGGAAAGCTCGGATGGGTTCCGCTGATAATTCAGGAATTCGGTGGAAGTCAAGATTGGGTGAAGTGGACAGGTTGGGTTTAGTCTTTTGGCCGACTTAATGGCCTCGTGCGGCATAGCTGCTTTTGGAGCTATAAGAAGTGAACAACAAGAAAGTGACGACCTATGACGACCAGATGGGATGGGCAGGAAAGGCGCAAAAATGTTGTTTTTAGCGCCGACGAAATCAACGAAATGCTTGTGGCCGCCGCAGAAGCAGGAGCAACCGCCGCTATTCAAAAACTGTACGCTGAAATCGGCCAGTCGTTGGTTAAAAGAACGGTACTCCTTGTTGGGACGTTGGTGGCTGCGTTTTTTGCTTGGGTGAATAACTACATTCACATAGATGGTCCGCATAAATGAAAATCAGCGAAGCAGGCATTGCACTTGTTCGCCGTTTTGAAGGATGCCGCCTACATGCGTATTTGGATGCTGTAGGAGTCCCCACGATTGGTTACGGTTCAACTGAAGGCGTGACGATGGGCGATACGATCACGCAGGAGGAAGCCGAAACCCTGCTTTTAGAGGATCTGGCGCGGTTTGAAAAGTGCGTTAATGAAATGGTCAAGGTTCCTATAGACCAGAACGCCTTTGATGCCTTGGTTTCTTTTGCCTACAACCTTGGATGCGGGAATCTGCGTACTTCTACGCTACTGAAACGGGTAAATGAAGGAGACTTCGGGGCGGCAGCAAACGAGTTCAAGAAATGGCGATTTGCTGGAGCAAAGGAATTGCCGGGACTGGTCGCTAGGAGAGCGGCTGAAGCTGAACTGTTTATGGCATAGGTGACGATATGGAATGGCTCAAAACATTAGCTCCGTTGCTAGGAACGGCTTTAGGCGGACCTCTAGGCGGCGCTGCGGCGTCTTTCCTTGCGGATAAGCTCGGCATACAGTCATCGACCATTGAAGCCGTTACGGACGTTCTGAACAGCGGCAAAATGACTCCTGAGCAGATCCAATCCGTGAAACTGGCGGAAATCGACTTCCAGAAGTTCATTGAGTCGAACAAAATCGACTTGGAAAAGATCGCGGCGGAAGATCGGGATTCTGCTAGGGGAATGCAAAAGGAAACGCATAGCATCATGCCTGCGGTTCTGACGATCCTGATTACCATTGGATTTTTTGGCATCCTTGGGTGGATGCTCTACGACGACAAGATTGTTGATTCTCCACCTTTGCTGATTATGCTTGGAAGTCTCGGAACGGCGTGGACCGGATGCTGCGCTTTTTGGTTTGGAACCACGAGCAACAGCGGAAAAAAGGATCAAATCATTGCAAACCAAGCCGGAAAGTGACCTCCCCGACAGCCTGGTTTGTTTTTTATGGGCGCTGGCGCTAGGTTTAGCGGCTTTCGTGGTTATTTGGGTAAGTGGGTAGGGTCAATGTGGATTTGCCATAGATATTTTCCCGGACTCGCCAACGTAAAGCAATTTGCCATTATGGGAAATTGTAATAAGTGGGTCGCAATTACATGGATTTCCTGCGTAAATTTGGCATTTTTTGTCGTGACTAACATCAACGCTTCCAATCCCGCCCGTTGGGAATGCGGGGTTCTGTTGGGCAAGAAAAAGTCTGTAAAGATACTCACTCATAAACGTCCTTTATGGATTGATATTTTGCATTGTCTATTGCGGACATGGCTTCGATTTCTGCAACCAATTTCTTCGCATCCTCACTTACTAAAATAGGTTCTTGCGGGTCCATTGATGCCGCGCTTTGAATGAAACTATGCGCTGCAAATATATATCTTGTGCGGTCAAGTTTTAATGCTTTGCATGTGTCTTCTGAGCCAATAAACTCCAAAAGCATCATAGCGTTGATTAATTTCCATCTTATTTCTTCAGTCATCATCCCTCCCTGTGTGGCGGCTCGGGTAGCGGCATCCAATGGGTTGGCGCAAACTCATCCGTTAGGTGTACCGCGTAAAAATAATCTTCAGGTTCAAACTCCGTCCAACAAGGCACGGCAGGCTCATTCCATACGTTTGGCCTTTCGTTCCACCAAGCAATTGCAATTTGACCGTTTGTGCATACCAAAACACGCGTCCCATCCTTCGGCGCAGTGTCAATTGTTCGCCATTCACTCATATCTGCCTCTCTTGATCCGGCTCGCTGTACTTCATCAGGTTACGCACTTTGCGTTGATGCGCTGCTGGAATAGGTTCCTGTCCCGAAGCCGCATAGAAACCTGACTGCGCTGTGGAGATGTACTGACTGGCGAAATGCCCTTGCTCCAACTGCACCCCGAAAGGATTTTTACCCATCAGCTTTTTCGTCAATCGCATCGTCGGCGTGTGCCAGTTGTCCATGTCTGCAAGCAGCTTTCCTTCCGCATCGTCCAACTCTATCGTCCTGCGCTGAATTATCTCTTTCACGCACAGCGTGTCATGCGCCCAGAATTTCCACCAAGGTCTGAGCTTCAACTCGGGTACGGAAACTGTGTGGTAGTAGCTGAAGATGCAAGTCATTTCAACCTCCGAATATTCCCGGCCAGCATGTCCCTGCTGTTCAACTCCAAAAAGGTCGGACGCGACACCCGTGCGCAGAGCGGGAGGAAAGGGGGGGAACTCTGCGACACGGGGCGCGTCCGATTGATCAAAATGGGATTGAGTCGTCCTCAATAACCCGCTCGGTAGAATGTGACTTGGGCGCAGGTTCCCCCTGAATGCGCTTGAACGACAACGACTGCCAGGGGTTGCCGTTCTTGTCTTTCTTCGTCCAAGCATCAACGTAGTACATGGTTCCGTCAATCATCGCCTTGCCTCTGGCATTGGGATGGTTGTCGGCTTCGCGCTTGTCGTTCTTGAAAAGCGATCCGCTGTTATCACGAATTTCATAGGCCATTACGCAGCCTCCTTCAGTTTGGTTTGTTCTTTCTTCATCGCAGTGCGTTCCTTGGAATCGAACCGCGTCCAGATGGCAATTTTCTGATCCGTGCCAAGGTTTGCGCTTTCCAGATGTTTCACTGCACCCGGAACATCGTTGGCAGCAATCTTGGCTTTGACCTCTGCCGCCAGATCCATCAGGAAAGTCTGTTCATCCGTAGACATGGACTCCCACACCCCCGCAGTCGGAGTAATCGCCTTTTCTGCCTTTTCCTGCCCCGTAGTTGCATCCAAAACATCATGCTCCACGATTTCCATTGCCGCGACCCACAGGTAACGCCTCTGGTACGTTTCAACCGCGCCGATGTTCTGAACCTCGTGACAGCCCTTCAGGGCCGCGCTGCCCATAGGGGAAGTAATCTCTATGGCATCCCCCGTATCAACGTCTGTAATGGTCAATTTGGCGGTCTCAGCGGTATAACTGACTACCCCACAAAGTCCCAAGCCGGAAAATATCTCCTGAACTACCGGCAGGAAATCGCCCAATTCGAAGTATTTGTAGCCAGCAAACTTGTTGTGGCCCGTTTTCTCCAACTTCTTGCTTTGCAGGGAAAGCCTTGCCTGCATCAATTTCGCGTGTACTTTCATGTCCCGCTCCCATTGTTGGTGCTGCTGAAAAAATTGAAGTCCCCCGTCCATTACATTGCCTCTTTGCGCTTCATACGCTCGGCATCAATCTGATCCGCGTACATTTCCTGCATGTGCTGGAA